TATGCCGATAGTCCTCCTGCCCTACTTCCCAAGACTGAACTCCAAAGAGTCAAAGAACTCAAAGAATTACTGATAAACAGTGCTGGTTCTAATGTTGTCCACAAGGCAGTTGAGATTGCCATGAATGACGAACACCCTGCTCAGATGGCTGCCATCAAACTCTGTATGGACAGAATGCTCCCTGTATCCCTATTTGAGAAAGAAGGAAAACAGAGATCAGCAGTGACAATCAACATCACAGGCATTGGTGAGATTTCCCATGCACCTGTAATTGATCTTGAAGATATTGAGGATAAGAATGTCTGATACCACTACAAGGAATCAAGCCAAACTCAATGGAGACAAGTTTTACTTCACTGGAAAACCTTGTGTTCATGGGCATTTGTCTCCTAGATACACGGGTAAAGGCACTTGTTGCGAGTGCATGAAGCTGTCTTTTGAATTGAAAAAAGAAAGCAAATTGCAAGAAATGCGGGATAACTATGCCGCTAAAAAGTCAGAATATGCTGAAAGAATGGTCGACTGGCGCAACGAGAACAAACACAAGCAAGCCACCTATTCATCTAAAAAAAGAGCCGCTTTGTTGTGTCGGACACCAAGATGGCTATCCGATGTCGACAGGCAAAAGATGGAAGAATACTATTACACAGCCAATATGCTTGGAATGCACACTGGTGAGCATTACCATGTCGACCACATTGTTCCGCTAAGAGGCAAAACCGTAAGTGGCTTAAATGTGCCTTGGAATCTCCAAGTCCTTGAAAAACGCAAGAATTTGCAAAAAGGAAACAGCTTTCATGGCTGATCTGTCATTCAAACTGTTACCGTGGCAAGAGACGGTATTTACCGATAAAACCAGATTCAAGGTTATTGCGGCTGGTCGACGCTGCGGAAAGTCACGATTGGCGGCTATTACCTTGCTGATTGAGGGTTTACGATGCCCATCAGGAAGTGCTGTTATGTATGTAGCCCCTACAAACGGACAGGCACGGCAGATCGTTTGGGACGTACTGATGGAGTTGGGCAGGGATGTCATCCAAGCCAGTCACATCAACAACATGGACATCACCCTGATAAACGGAGCCAAAATCTATGTTAGAGGTGCAGATCGCCCAGATACTTTGCGAGGAGTGTCACTCACCTATGCTGTGCTTGACGAGGTTGCCGACATCAAACCCGAAGCATGGGAACAGGTTATTCGAGCTTCGTTGTCAGACAAAAAGGGTCGGGCAATGTTCATCGGAACTCCCAAGGGTCGTAACTTTTTCTATGACGTATTTAAACTCGGAAACTCAGAAGAAGACCCAGACTGGAAATCTTGGCACTTCACAACCAAAGATAACCCCCTGATCGACCCAACTGAGATCGAATCTGCCAAGAAAACCCTATCTTCCTTTGCTTTCAAACAGGAATACCTAGCCAGTTTTGATAACGCTGGTTCTGACGTTTTTAAGGAAGAATGGCTGAAATATGGGAAAGAGCCTGAGTATGGAAGCTACTACATTGCCTGTGACTTGGCTGGTTTTGAGGAGGTTGCTAAACAAGCGGCTAACTCCAAGAAGCGGCTAGACCAGACTGCTATTGCGGTGGTCAAGGTCACTGATGATGGTAAGTGGTTCGTCAAAGAGATCGTTTTTGGTCGGTGGGACATCAGGGAGACTGCTGCCACCATTTTGCTCAAGATGCGGGAATATCGACCTTTGAGTGTAGGAATTGAGCGTGGAGCGTTAAAAAACGCAGTTTTGCCGTATTTGAGTGACTTGATGCGGAAGAATAATGTATATTCACACATAGTTGACTTGACCCACGGCAATCGCAAAAAAGCCGACCGTATCATTTGGTCACTTCAAGGACGGTTTGAGCATGGGCGTATTGTGCTGAACTCCGAGGAAGATTGGGATGAATTCAAAGATCAACTCTTGATGTTTCCTTCCCAAGGTGTTCATGACGATTTACCTGATGCCCTATCGTACATTGACCAACTGGCTGTCACCTCATACTTCCAAGATGATGATGAAGATGAGTGGGAGCCACTTGACGTAATTTCAGGGATATAAGGGCTACACATGGCAACAGACAAACAAGTGAAACTAGAGCAAAACGAGTTCTACGAGCCGACAGAGGCTGACAAAGAACTAACTGGATTTGTTGTTGACCACTGCCAACGGTGGCGTGATTACCGTGACGTTAACTTCCTTCCTGACTGGCTAGAGTACGAACGCATCTTCCGTGGTCAATGGGCGGCAGAAGACAAGACTCGTGAATCTGAGCGTAGCCGCATCGTCACCCCCGCTACCCAACAAGCCGTAGAAACCCGCCATGCCGAGATCATGGAAGCTATCTTCGGTCAAGGCGACTTCTTCGACATTGAAGACAATATCCAAGACATAGGTGGAAACCCTATAGACGTTGAGCTAATTAAGGCTCAACTGATGGAAGACTTCAAGAAAGACAAAATCAGAAAATCTATCGACCAGATCGAGTTGATGGCTGAAATCTATGGAACAGGCATTGGCGAGATCATCGTTAAGACTGAGAAAGAGTACATCCCAGCAACACAAGCAATCCCTGGACAAGTTGGGCAAGCCGCTATTGGTGTGATTGAGCGTGACCGTATTGGCGTGAAGATCATGCCTATCAATCCCAAGAACTTCTTGTTTGACCCTAACGGCACATCCATTGATGACTGTATGGGCGTGGCTATTGAGAAGTATGTCTCTATCCACAAGATTGTGGCTGGTATCGAGAAGGGCATCTATCGCAAGGTAGACATCACCCCTACCTATGAAGACACTGATCTTGAGCCAACCCAAGAAGTCTCTCAGTACCAAGACGAGAAGGTGCTTTTGCTGACCTACTACGGTCTTGTGCCTCGTGAGTACTTGAACAATATGCAGGAAAACAAGGACATTGTTGAATTGTTTCCTGAGAATTCAGCCGCTGAAGACTACACCGATATGGTTGAGGCCATTGTGGTCATTGCCAACGATGGTTTGCTCCTGAAAGCTGAAGAAAACCCATACATGATGAAAGATCGTCCAGTCTTGAGTTACCAAGATGACACGATTCCTAACCGTTTGTTGGGTCGTGGAACTGTGGAAAAAGCCTTCAATATGCAAAAAGCTATTGATGCTCAGACCCGCAGTCACTTGGATTCACTGGCATTGACCACTAGCCCCATGATTGCGATGGATGCAACTCGTTTGCCTCGTGGTGCTAAGTTTGAAGTCAAGCCGGGCAAGGCAATGCTCACTAATGGCGCACCTTCTGAGATCATTTTCCCCTTCAAGTTTGGTGAAACCAGCCTGAACAACCTCAATACTGCCAAGGAATTTGAGCGTATGTTGTTGCAAGCCACTGGAACACTGGACTCCAATGGAATGGTCAGTAGTTCCGCTAGGGATGGCGGTGGTATGTCTACAGCAGTAGCCACTATCATCAAGAAATACAAGCGCACACTGGTCAATTTCCAAGAAGACTTCCTGATTCCGTTCATCAAGAAGGCAGCTTTCCGCTATATGCAGTTTGACCCAGAGCGTTACCCCTCTGTAGACATGAACTTTGTGCCAACTGCCACCTTGGGCATCATTGCTCGTGAGTACGAACAACAGCTATTCATTGGTTTGTTGCAGACTCTTGGCCCTAACACCCCTGTTCTGCCTCTGATTCTTAAAGGAATCATGCAAAACTCTAGTCTGACCAACAGATTTGAGTTGATTGCCAAACTAGATGAGATGATGCAACCAAATCCTGAAGCACAGCAGATGGAACAGATGCAACAGCAGTTGGCATTGCAAGCAGCACAGGCTCAGATTGCTGTTAACACGACTCAAGCTGAACAAAATCGTGCAGAAGCTACAAAACTGTCGGTTGAAGCTCAGTTGATGCCTCAAGAAGTGCAAGCCAAGAACATGGCGGCGGTCACAAAGAATCTTCCCAATGAAGATGAAGCCGCATCTCGTGAGTTTGACAAGAGGGTTAAGATTGCTGAGTTGATGTTGAAGGAGGCTGACATCAAAAACAAGTCTAAGATTGTTGAATTGCAGATGGCAGAGAAAAATAACAAAGTTGCTGGCATGGAACAAGACTTTCTTGAACAACTCTCAAAACAATTGAGTTCTGCTCAGACTGGAACTGAATAATGGATGTCGAAAATCTTGCCAAGGAGCTAATCCTTAAGAATATGACTCCTGAACAGCAGATGGCTGTTCTAGATTCTGTTCGTGCATCTGTTGCTCAAGCCAAAGAAGTGCAAAAGCGCAAGATTGGTGAGAATGTTGACGTAGTTGTTCAGGCTCTAAAGAAGATTGAATCTGACATTCGCTCACGTTTTGATGATGTGGGTAATTCCATTG